ATTGTTTTAAATAATCTTTAACTTCATATTCGTTTGCTGAATTAGTTGTATTAACTTGTTGTGTTTCCATATTATATTCCTTTATATATTCTTGACAGGAGAAACAATATGCCGAACCATCCTTATTCATTGATACCGCATCACTACTAGAACATAGTGGACATGGTAGATGGTACTTTATAAACCCATTATTTTCTGTTTCCATTGTCGCCCTCATTAATAGTTATTCTAAAAAAAAGGAGAAGGCAACCTACTACAAGTCGCCTCCCCCAAGGAGTAGTCAAATGAACAGCTGTATTATTCATTTAACATCTGATACTACTAAAAATCTTCCTTGATGTCAACACCATTTGAAGATTCTTCTATAGTGAAATCTTCTCTTGGTTGATACTCAATTAAGTCTACTACCTGTACTGCTTGTAAGTCTAAGCCTACACCTGTCTTACCTTTATAATTCCAATCATAAGACTTGTACATAACTTTAACCTTACTACCATTACCAACAATTTTATCTAATGGTTTTTTCTCTGCATCTACTAAAGTAGGTTGTGCATTTTTATCGCCATTGGCTTTTGAAACTTTACGTTTGAACGTAACCATATTCTTAATAGGCTTATCATCAACAACACTTTCTTTGAGAACTATACCTTTACTTTTAAGGTCTTCAGCTGAAGCTTCATCTAAGGATAAGTCAACTCGCCACATAGGTTCGAACTTTTCGTTTGGTCTTGTTAAGGATGCCCAGTAAGCTATGCCTTCTACTATTGCCATATATATTTTACCTCTATTTTTATTTGTTATTATTTAATAATGAAACTGTATCACAATTATTCCTCATTGTCAACAACTTTATCTTCCGAATGCAATGCTTCATCAATTTTTTGATTAATAATTCTTTTGATTGAATCTTTTTTCTTAGCCTGTGATTCTACTTCATGTACTTTTTTACCTAAGGTTTGTACATCATCATTAGCTTGTTCCAATTGAATTAATAATTTTTTAATTCTTAAATCTTTTTCGTCAGTTAATCTTATTAAAGATTGTTTCTCATCTCCTAATGATTTTAACTGTTCTTTATATTCTCTGATTAAATCTTTACTACTCATAATTTTTATAAACTATAGCACCTCTCATTAAATATTTCTTTTATTGGTATGACCACACACTTACTGGCTCTATAGTCTCCTATACTTTTTGTGTGTGTTTTCTTATACTTCTTAACAATTTTTTTTAAAGTTGGTACTCTAAAGACTAACATACAATATTCCTTGTTAGCTTGTTCAAGAATATGAAACCACCATTTAGCTTCTGTTTTTGCTATACCACTTGGCTTTCCTCTATACTCATACTCAATAGCAATATTGCCTGTTTTTCTCCACCAACTACGTTCAGTTTTTATTTCTATCTTATCACCACCTAATAGTTTGGCTACTCTTTTCTCTCTAAGCTGACCATACTTTAGGTCAATATCAAATTTAGAATTATTATTTAGTTTCATTTTTTTATCTCTCATTTTCAAATGTACAAAAGTATTCTAATAAAAATTTATTTAAGTTCTTGTGTTTAAATAACTCTTTTGTATTTGCTTTTTTTATTTTTACAAATAGTAGATGGACAAAATAGGGTGTCATGTTTGCGAATGAACAGACATCTACAAAGTATGGGTTTTTAGTATTGAACCACGCATCCGCTTCTTCCACAATATGTTTTCTGCTTTGCCCCCATGCGTGTATATCTACATCAAGAGCATCCATAATTCCCCTGACTATAACATTTCTCCATAGTAAAACCTCAGGTGTAATAAAGAATGCTTGTCCTTTTCCTTCCAGTAAAGTGTCATTAAGTATCATGTTTAATCTTCCTCAATATCTGAAAACGATACTGTTTTTTGTTTTGATTTATCATTATATTGTTTAGTAATCTTTTTGTTGTAAGCCTTCTCATCTATTTCTTCTACAGTACTTCGTGATAGTTTAACATCACGATTAATTATATTAGAATTTGTACTGAACTTAATTTTACTTAATATCTTTGGCTCTTCTTTTGCTGTAAAATAATCTTCAATAGTTAGATGCATACTTACGTGGCTTTTCTTAATAAAATATTTCATATTCCCTTTGACTAAATTGTTTAACGAAGGTCAGGCTTGAGGACATTCCCCTGTTCTTTAACCGAAAGTGTTTAGACTCCGACCTGACTATATACTTTTAGTACTCGTATTCTTTAATAATTTGTATTGCTCGAGCATGAGCAGGATGTCGTTTAATATATCCCTTCCATTCTATGTAATGAAGTATATTAAATATACCACTCTTAGATTTATTACCCATAAACTTCATCATATCTTCAAAGGTTGGCATAATTTTATTTTTCTTTGAGTATGCTTTAAGAAAAGAGTATAGCTTATATTGTTTTTCTGTCAACATAAATTAAGTATAACATATTTTTGTGGCAACATTATGTTAGGTCTTAGTGTTGCAACTACAAAGTTTATGATATTTTTTTCCTCCTGTTCTTAACTGTCTTTCATATTTAACTTCTGCTTTTAAAATTTTTACTTCTTCTCTTAAAGAAACAATTTCCTCAGAAAGTTTTTTTTCTTTTTCTATTTGTGCTAGATATGGGTCGCTCATGTTTTTTCCTTTGCCTTCCTACCCTTTACAATAGACCAGTAAATATGAGTTAGGTGAGGGTTCGTTCCCCAATTTGATTTCCATAAATAATTTTTAATCATATCTAATATTCTCTTATCACAATGCACTTGTTTTTTAATTATATTTCTTATGTCTCCACTCATTTTTAATTGCCTCCCTCTTGTTCATCTACACTATATGCAACAGATTGCTCGAATAAATAATAATTATTTTTATCATACTCCTCTGTCTTCATCATAAGTTTAGCATAAACATCTGCATCTTCTCTTGTTGCAAATCCTTTTTGTGAATAGAAAGTAGTCTGTCCATCTAGCTTTGACATAACTATAAATCTATTAGCATTTACATTTTCTTTTTTCCCAAACATTTATATCCTCCTATTTATCTTCTGTAATTTTAACAATTAATTCAACTGTTGTACTTGAATGTTGTGAGATAGTATCTTCAAACTCATCTATTAAAGGTAATAATTTTTTTAAATTATTACTTTCATTTATATCAAGTGTATTTTCTAGTTGTAAATTACTGCCTCTCTTACCATTTTTCCAAGGGTAAGTATAGTGTTCAACTTTAGTTTTACTTACGTACATTTATATCCTCCTATATTCCTTGAGCAACTCTTCACTCAACATTAACTTTAATACTTTTTTCGCTATCTTTTTTTTCTTCTTTAGTTTTGTTTTCTTTTTTATTTTTTTTAAAAGTTTCATAAACATTTCCTTTAATATCTTTCTTGGTTGTTACTATGGTCATCATGTCTACACCATTGTATGCTTTGGCATAGACACTTTGTGATGCTACAACTCCTGCTCCGCTTGATAACAATAGTAGTTCACTACAACTATTTAATAATAAAAGAAATATTATATACTTAAACATTTTATATTATTAGCATTGGTCTTTAGATGCAGGTAGTCCATCTTCTTTATCATATAACCACACGTAAGAGTATGATACATGAGTATCATCTTCTATACATTTTTTTCCTAAACTTAATCTAGGGTTTTGAATACTGCTACATCCTATTAAAGTTATAGCAAATAAAATTATTAATATTAGTTTCATTTTTTTCCTTTTGTTTATACTTCAGTTCTTTAGCCAAAGATTTAACTTTGTAACAGGGTTACTGTATCGCCTTTGAATTTGTATCTTAACATATTTTTTAATAGAAGTCAAGTATTAATTTATTATCTTTGCCTTACATAAACCACTTTCTATCATGTGCTTGGCTGTTTCCCCATACCAATCTTGTAGTTTCCAAACTGCTCCTATGTCTATAAGATATTGCCACGCACCTATCTCTTCTTTTGCTGTGGCAGACACAATAAATCCCTCACATATTCCAACAGCTGTATGGGTTTTCTTTAATATATTTTTATGCAGATTCATTTTCTTATATCTTTTATAATATTCCACCTCTAACTTACTGTCAAAAACTCTACGATTATAGATAGCTTTTTTTATTCTGATTTTTTTAAACATCTTCTATCTTCTCTATCATATTTTTTTTTATTTTAAAACCACTATCTTTATCCCATAGCCCATATGTCTCTCCTTCTATCCAATCCATTCGGTTCGCATCATGTGATTTTTGATGTGCCTCATTTTTGTTAGTAGCTTTTAAGTCTAAATAATAAGGTACTTTTTCATATGCCCACACCCTATACTTATTCATCTTTTGTGTCTCCTTCTACTTCTGTTTGTGTATCATCTCCATATTCAACTCCATCAAAGAAGACTTTACATTTAGGATAGTTGTCATCTTCTACAATAGAAGTTTCCCCTTCAGTAAATGAACCCCAATCCGTTCCTATTTCTTGCACTTCTTCTTCAGTTAATTGTGTGGGTGAAGTTATAGTCCACGTTCTTACATCTACTGATTGCTCTGTATATTTATATTCATACTCACTCTTAGGCATAGGCACTCCTGCGTTTCGGTACTCTTCCTCTTGTGTCATTGGTATTCTTTTTTTGTCCATCTTTCTACTCCTATTGTTTGGTTAAACTATTCCTAAGTCTTTTAAAATATTAGCCTTATCTTTTGTTATCTCTTGTACACTATGAACTTCTATTGAATTCTCCATTGCATTATCCCAATAAGTTTCATCATCTACAACCTGTTTCTCTTCCAAAGACCAAAAAGATTTGCAATACCCATAGTCGGATAGCTTTTCATCAAACAAAGCTACATCACTATGTTCATAGTCTCCTATTCTCATATCAAATGTTACCAATATATTCTTTTGCATTTATTATTTCTCCTATATTTTAGTTCCAAATACTGTATACTCTTCTTCAGGTTCGTTGTCAGCATAGGTAAACTTTATTCCTTTTGGTTCTTCTTTTTTCTTAGGTGGAAAATGCTCATCATATTCTTTAAACCAATCCTCTTTTTGATATTCAAGAGTATCATTCCACACTTGGGAATATCCTTCTTCATCTAATCCCCATGATATTTCCATCTCACAATAATCCTCATTAAAAGTTAACTCATCTACCCTTGCCCACCCATCTTTGTATAGAGCATCCGACCTAAAACTTTCTGCTGTATATTCTGCCCATAAAGTTAAGTTGTCCTCTGTCCATTCTCTTTTTAATTTATCTATATCAAAATAAAAACTTGCCATTATTCCTCCTCCTCTTTTTGTTGTTCGCCTTCCATGTCTCTATACTTAGACATAAGATGGTCATTGTTATCATCTACATTACATTCTATTTCTTCTGCTATCTCAGGTATGTCAAATTTTTTAATGTCATACCCTTCACTCTTACATCTGTTAAGAAATTCTTCTGATACAGTAGCCCCACTTGCCATATACTCTCCGTCTCCTAAGCTTCCATCTTTATATTCCTTATAACAATCATCAGCTAATGTCATAATTTCTATAGGCATTATATCTTCCTCTTGGTGTCAGCAGTTAATACATATAGATAACCTTTTTCATTAACTATTATTTCTTCTTTTAAATATTTAATTACATCTAATGCATCATCATAATCATAGGCTAGTATTCTTAT